TTAGCGTTAGAACGGTCGATTAAGCACGAGCCTGTAGGACCAGCCCAAGGAAGCCACCAGAGGATCAACCCTTGAAGAGGTGCCGGTCCACGGCGGTACATTTTACGTCACCGTTTGATATACAGGCTGTAGGTATATTGCGTGATCTCCCGCTGTGCTTGATAGCGTTTGCCCTGTATTGTGAACCACCCATACAGCGAATTTAGTAGGCAGAACACCACCGAAAATTGCGGCAACTGAAACGCCAGAAAACCAGTAAGTAGCTCCAGTGGTTGCGTCGTTCACCATTTCCGCCGCAAATTTACAAATTGAGGATTTGTGGTTTGCAGATGTTAAACTTCGATCCGCATCGCTGCCAGTAAATTGATCTGGCCATGTGCTGCCGTCAGCGATAGCAACTACAAATACTTGTATTGCCCTGGTCGTTGTCGGAGCAGTTCCAGTGTTTACGCGAACTTTCCCTGAAAGCAGATAATCGAGATATTTGTTAGACGTATTGTCGATCTCATCAGATTGACGACCAGCGAGCAGATTAGTATCTGATGCTAGACTTGCTAAGGTAATTGTCGCCGTAGTTGACGATGGATAACTAAATTTTATATCAGCCATTTATTTTCCTCGCATTTATGACGAGTCCGATCCCCATCTCTGGATAGTTATTTAACTCTGTCCATTTGACGGTGACATTAGCCATATTATCCATTACCTGCGCTTCAGCCGCGCTTACGATGTTAAAGGCAACCAAACCAGTCATCATGTCAGCCGTGACCGCATCGTCCATATTAACCGTTTGCAAGCGCCCACCAATGTCATCAATCCATGCTTTGATATTCCGACATAGACGCCGTTTTGTTGTATCACTACTTGCACAATTGTCTTCAATATCCGCATAAAATCCTTCTTTTATGGCATAGGCTTTTAATGCTCCACAATCGACAGGCAAGCGAACAACCTCAGTTTTTAGATTTATCATGTCAGCAGCTTGCTGATCTGACTTACCTTGGTACTCAGGCTTTTTTAACTCATCGCACAACGCTGTGTAATCCATAGTGTTATATCGAGAAAATTCCAGAAGCGTTAAAGGTAACGGTAATATCGCCCCCGTTAGGAGTTACCGGCAATCCACTTGCTGCAACGTCAATAAATGCAATTAAGGGAGATGTAGCCGCAGAACCGGTATCCTTATAAACGATAAGAGCTTCAACACTGCTGCCAGTTACGGCAGTAAATGTGACATCTGCCGCATCAAAAGTTCCACTCGTGACTGTTTTGGAAGCCAACGTTGCAGCCGTCCCGACTAATGCCGACGACGCCGATGACCAAAATTCATCTGTGGAGTTGTAGGTGTACGTTCCAGTGTCAATAAGTCCAATCTTAATAGTGTCGCTAGTAAGATTGATTGAACCACTAAGAAACTTCTCTTTGCCTTTTGGATACAATACGTTTGTCATAAATTACCCTAATTCTATTCCTGATGGATTCCCATCCTCGTCTAAAGTTATACGTTGAACCTTAACTTCCGGCTCCTCCGTAATTTCTATTGCGGTTGGATTCCCGTTGTCATCAGTCAAAATTTTGCCTGATTTTTTACGGCCACCCAAAGTTCCCATGCCCATTATGCGAGGGGTTTGAGTAACCTGATCCATCTGCAATCTAATTCTTTCTAGCTGTTGTTCTGAGTTTAAACGACGCTCTTCCATCAGCTTTTCGGACTCACCCAATTTAATTCGCATCTGTTCTAATTCTAGTTTTTGAATTTCTAGAATTTGAGCCATGCGATTTGTTTCTTGAGTAATGGCTTGCTTGCCGGCTTCTGATTGCGTCATAGCTTCAACTTTCATCATATCCACTTGAACGCTGTTGGATTTGATTTGAAGCTCTTGCTGACTCAACGCAAGTTCTTGTTGCCTTACATACTCTTCGAATTGCTGTTTCTGAATTTGCAATTGCGCATCTAATTGGTCACGCTGTAGTTTCAATTGCTGATCCTGATAAGCAAGTTGATTGCGTACTGCTCTATCTTGCGATTCTAATTGCGCGGTTTGCAATCTAGCTTGAGATTCAACTTGCGCTATTTGCAATCGGCCTTGTACTTCAAGCATCGTTGGATCTGGCGGCGGCGGTTGTTTAGCTGCTTCCTCTCTCGCCTTAGCGATTTCACCAATTTGTTGCATAGCTTTCGTAAACAGGCCATCGAGTTCTTTACCTCCCTTCATGCGTTTCATCATGTTTTGAAACAGGGAAAGACTAAATTGCAACAGTGGAGGATATTGTTCGACCAGTCCTCGCATTTGGTCAAAGAAAGCTCCTGCACGTTCGATCAGCATTGCACCTTCTTGCTGTTGTTGAGCTTGATCTATTGCAATCATGCTATCGGATGCAATTTGTATGCGGTATGCACGTTTTTTATTATCACGCAGAAGATCAATGATCTGTTGCTTCATGTCATCAATAAGCTGCAACGGATCAGGTTGTGGCGGCGGCATCATTTGTGGTGCCATTGGTGGCATCATGCCTGCTTCACCTAGTGGCATACCCTCTGGTCCCATTTCTCCCATAGGTGGCATAGGTGGCATTGGCGGAGGCGGTGGAATATAAATTGTAGGCTCAATAAGAGCATCGGCGTCGCCAATATCTAGGATGGTTTGAGCATCAAACTGTTCCGCAATAATCGTGCCAAGATTGGCAATGCCATCTGACATAAATTTGCTGAACATGTTTTGACGCACAATTAAACCAAGTGAGGACCACTGATTTTCAAGTCGATTAGCCGTGGCTGACTTGTATTGTTCGCTAGTCCCACGAAGTAGATCAGATACTTTGAGCGTTTCATACAATTGCTCTAATGCTGCGCCTCGCGACTGTTGAAGCGTGTTTAGAGCATTAACAAATGGCTCTACTGGGTAAAACTCTATACCTGCCTGTAATCCACCACGGGCTTTATAAGACGGCCAGTTGATAATTGGCTCGCCTTTTAGATCGCCTTTAAACAAGCTTTCTACGTTTGGCCCCATTGCGGCATCGTATAGGAAGTTAGTGCGGATTGCCTGAGTAACAGCATGAATACGAGTGGTAAGACGCTCCACTTCTAAGATTTGGTCTCTAACATGTGTGTAATCAGAAATAGGAATAACAGAATCAGGATCTATTGATTGCCGAATAACTGAACACGGATAAAATTTTTCAAAGCGTGTAGGAGGCTCTGAAGATTCAATGATTGGATTTTCACCGTTTTTTTGTAGCCAATAAACTTTGCCAGTAGCCTCGCACCAAATTTCATGAAGTTCTGCCTTGCCTTCATATTTGTCATCTTTTCGGTTTATATCGCGTTTAATTACTTCTGGATAAGAATCGTAATTTAGTTCGTCAGCGACATCTTTTCCGAATAGTTCTTTTGCTTGTGCCCTATCAAGAAAGGCACGACGTGATTGCCATTCAATTTCATCTTCACTACGAGCATCAGAGCAATTGTAATCGCTATATTGGACAACCTCTAAAAGTGCTTTCTCCCTGGTCTTTTGCTCTACTTCAATTGAAGCAACAAGGATATTGCCTTCGCCTTGTTGTAAAATGCTGGTATCGCCAGTGTATGGTTTCCCGGTGCCATCAATTAGCTGTCCCATGGGGTCTTTAATAACAGCAATTTCTTGCGCTACCTTTTCAAACTTAGCAGAGTAACGCGCCCATAAAACGCTCTGGCCAGTAAGTAAAAATTGAAGTGCAGCTTGGTAGCCTACTTTGTCAAAATCAAAGTAAGTATCCATAGCGAACTGAGTGTTTCGCTCTAGAATTACACTACCCAATTCGTAAGGTAATCCGCCTGTGCGTTTTCGTAAATTTACTTCTGCTTTGGGGGTAGAAGAATAATAAGCAGGAAGCAAAGTATTGATACAATACCACCAAACATTAAGTCGTCGTTCGGCATCATTAAGCACACCTACTTGCTTTTGAGCGTTGTATACTCGAATAGATTCTTCAGCTTGTTCAATAAATCTTTTGCGTCGTTCTTCCGCTTGAGTGATTTGAGCCTTCCACCACCGAGGACTATACTTTTGGATCAAAGGCTGAATTTTCACACTCATATTTTGGCTCTGCGATTTTCTGCTTTCATTCTTGCGATGTAGGCTTCCAGCTTAATTCTTCCTTTGCTAAATACCGTTGCCGGCTGCTCCCATTTAGCGTCAATTAAGCGACCCTTGCACAAATAGCGCAAAGCATCGCAACCATGGTCATTTCCAGTAGAATCTGCGTCTTCTGGATTACGTTTATCTATAGAAAGGGATGGTAGGGTTTCTAGCAAGTATGGGCAAGTAGCAAATATATAGAGCAACGGAGGACTTGCCACTAGCCTTTGTCTGATTTGCGACCAACCTGAGATTCTATCGTTGTCTGCGGCTCTAAACGAAGGAAACTTATATTTTGCAAAGACCGAAGTAAATTGGTCAGCGATGCTTGGACCGCCTTCATGATTAAAGATGCTTGGATCGGCAAAAGCTAGTGGAGCTTCTCCGACAGAGACGGATCCAATTCGATTAGCCTGGTCAATGTTATCAACTCCCTTACCCCACATCTCTCTGTATATGACAAGGGCTCCTTTTGGGTAGGGGACTTCGTTTCCAGCATCGTCACGACCGCTGCTGACAGCGCCCCACACAGCAGCAAAAGGAGAGCGGTAGCCCCAATCATAGCCCATGTACTTGGGCCAGTGTTTAGGAACATTGAAAGGACTAATGATATGTTTAGAAGAAAACTCAGGAAAGTATGAACCCTCATGTATTTCAAAATCTCCTTCTAGCCACGCTCTGACAAGCTCTGGAGAGCCTACCATGTGCAATCTGTTTATATACTGAGGGTCTCTACTAAGTAATATCTGGTTATCATGGATTCTGCTAGGTATATAAATGTATTCAAAGCTAGAACCGTTTCCTAATTGCTTTGTTAGGATTTTCATCCCTTTTGGTGCTGGCTTGATAAACAGTTCTTTTAGCCAACTATGCCCTACACCGCCGGGATTAAAGGTAAGGATGATTTGCCCACCGCCCCTACCTCGAAGTGCACCAAACAGCTTCCAGATACAACCTGGGTCCGAATAGTTTCCCGCCTCCTCTATGGCGCAATCTGAAAGATTTTGCCCCTGATACTTCTCAGCATCCGCATCATTAGCGAGAGGACGAAAGCGGAGACGACCGCCAGATGGAAACGTAAATTGCTTTTTTTGGTCTTGCCAATGCGCTCGCAAGGGAAGGTAGATTTGCTTGGCTCTTTCGATAAGGTCGTCTGCTTGGGGCAGCTCTTTTCGAAAAAATATCGCATTAAAGTCGCTGCCTAGCTGCTCCTGTTTAATGGCAAACTTGC